CCGTTCAAACACACTATAGATTTGCTTACCGAAAAGCTACGAGCAGACAAGATATCCGCAGAGGTAATACGTGGAGACGTACCAGTACACAAACGCACTGAGATTTTTCAAAAGTTTCAAACAGAAGATGACCCTAAGATTTTGGTTATCCAACCCGCCGCCGCTGCACATGGGGTGACACTGACCGCAGCGAACACAGTCGTGTGGTGGGGGCCGACACCTTCACTGGAAACCTACGCCCAAGCTAACGCAAGGGTTCACCGCGCAGGGCAAACTCACAAATGCACTGTGGTGCAACTAGCAGGTTCTAGTGCTGAGAAACGTATATACAGTTTGTTAGATGCCCGTATAAACATTCACACTAAAATAATTGATTTGTACAAAGATTTGCTTGACTAGACACACATTGTTAATATATACAACAGATCAATAATAAAAGACGGAGGATGCAATGACTGTAACTGTGGATAAGTTGACGAAAACGTATATAAAAATACGTGAGAAACGAGCCGAATTATCTAAAGAATTTAAGGAGCAGGACGGTACACTGTCTGCTCAACTAGATAAGATTAAACAGGCTCTGCTATCTCACTGCAAGGAACACGCAGTGGATAGTGTTAGGACTTCCGAAGGATTATTTTACAGGTCTGTTAAGCAGCGGTATTGGACTAGCGATTGGGAAAGCATGAACGCTTTTATCATGGAGCATGACGTACCGCACTTTTATGAAAAGCGGCTTAACCAAGCTAACGTAAAACAATTCTTGGAAGAAAACCCCGACCTCGTACCCAAAGGGTTGAACGTGGATTCGGAATACACCGTAGCTGTGAGGAAAAAATGACCCAAGATTTGAGTAAGATTGAAGATGTGGCAAAGCACTTTCAAGTGTCTGTGTCCACAGTACGGGCGTGGCTTAGACAGGGACGTATCCCTGACAGTACGTTCATTAAGTTAAACGATACTTACAGGTTTAACATTTCTAGGCTGCAAGACGCATTGTTGGCCGAGAAGTATAATGATGGTGACGGGGAGCAGCTTGAAATGTTTACTCCCGAAGAAATGGGGCCACGGTAATGTCGGAACGCTTTAGTCGTATCAGTACAGGGGGCAACGTATTCACGCTTCCTGATGGCGGTACGGCTACATCACTTGATGCAGTCATAGTAAACGCAGCGGAAATATCTCGCTCGTATTATGAAGGCGTGTACGATAGTGATAACCCTACTGCACCTACCTGTTGGTCCTCAGACACAGATCGTCCTGATAAAGACGTACCCACTGAAGATGTGCAATCGGTACGGTGTATGGACTGCACCCAAAACATACGTGGTTCTGGTTCGGGTATGGGCAGGGCGTGTAGGTTCCATCAACGCATAGCGGTGTTACTAGAAGGTGAACTAGATAAAGCGTATCAGCTACAAGTGTCTGCTACATCTATATTTGGGAAACCCCAGAATGGTAATACTCCTCTTCAATCCTATGCAAAGCATTTAAGTAGTCACAACACGCGGTTTGCGTCTGTGGTCACTAACATCTACTTTGATGTAGATAGCCCTGTACCAAAGTTATTTTTTAGGCCGAAAAGGTCTTTAAACGTAGCCGAAATGCAGGACGTGGACGGTATGATTGACCATCCAGATACTTTAGAAGCGATAAACACGGCTATACTTTCTGCCCATATCAATTCTAAATCCCCGTTCTCAGACGAGAGCGGTCTTTAACTACCTTAAAACAAAAACCTAGGAGAACGACATGGCTATCGCCAACTCTATGAGCCACATTATACTTGGTGTTATCGCGCAGTACCCCCGAGTTAACCGCACCTATCGATATGACCCTACCGCAGGGGAACGGGGTAAGTCTGTGCCGTGCGATCCATCCGACGATGGCGCAAAGTACGAAACCAGTTTTCGCATGACTAAGGCACAAGCCGAGGACTTGTATAAAGCTATGGCTGCGGCTTACAAAGAGAAAAAGCAAGCTAAGTGGCCCACAAAAATACCTGCACCTGCGGAGGTATTCAGTAAGCAAGAAGACGGTACGTATATTGGTAAAGCCGTACTGAAGGGTGCGTATGGGGAACAGCTTACTACAAAGCCTGCTCAGTATGACGCCAAGAACAAGAAACTAGACGATGATTTTATGCTTACTACAGGCAGCAAGATACACCTACAGGTTACGTTTGTTCCTTATAGTATGCGCGATCACGGTGTCTCTTTGCGCCTACGCGCCATACAAGTTATCGACCTCAAGCCTATGGAAGATTACTCTCCCTTTGATACAGAAGATGGGTTTTCCATTGATGAAGCCCCCGCTATGATTTCGGGGTTTGAGATTGATGATACTCCCGATGACGTTGATGTAGCACCTGATACTCGTTCTGAGGAAGCCCCCGAGCCTGTGAAGAAGGCTACCAAGAAAGCACCGCCGCCCACAGACGGTGACGATCTGGGAGATATCCTATCTGATTGGGAGTAAAAACATATAACTTACTGCGGGGTGTTAACTAGGACGTGTCCTAGTAGCGTCTCGCAGTGACCTTGTGGGAAAGAGGCTATGATAATAAAAACGTTTCTAAGCAGGGTTCTGGGGAGTGAGGGTAACTATTGTGTGTTTGCGGCTCGGAGCAGAGATAACCGCAGAGTACAGAAATTTTATGACACAGTAGATGAAGTAGAAGCTGCCGCTCAAGACTTGGACGCTGACGGGTACGATGTGTACTTTGCACTGGCTACCTTTAAGACAACCGAAAACAGGAAAGCAGATAACGTCCACCAATTAAGGTCTATATTCTTAGACTTAGACTGTGGGCCTAGTAAGGATTATCCATCTAAAACCGAAGCTGTATCGGCACTGCGTAAGTTCTGCAAACAGTACGAGTTGCCTAAGCCGCTAATGGTAAACTCGGGTAACGGTGTGCATGTTTACTGGTTTTTATCCGAAGCCCTAGCTGTGGATGATTGGATACCTGTAGCAGAGCGTGTAAAGCAAATATGTGTTAGCAGTGGGCTTAAAGCCGATCCTGTAGTAACCGCTGATGCAGCCAGAGTGCTACGCGTACCTAATACACATAACTACAAGTCCGATCCACCTGCACCTGTGGAACTGTATGGCGTTGATATACCTGAACCCGTTATACTAGACGAGTTCATGGGCCTGTTTGGTGAGCGACCCGAACCGACATTATCCCCCCATGAGAGCAGGGATAGCAGCGCAGTGTGGGACACGCTCAACAGCAACAAAGAGTACGTCTTTAAGGACATTATAGAAAAGACCCGAGCAGGGCGCGGCTGTGCTCAGATACTACATGCTATAAAAGCGAAAGACGAAGTATCTGAACCTACATGGCGCGGTGTCCTTAGCGTACTGCAAGCCTGTAAGGATGGTAGCAGGGCCAAGGCTCACAAAATATCTAAGGGCTACGAAGGTTATTCGGAGCAGGAAACAGATAAGAAATGGGACTACATAGAAGGCAAGGCTGCGGAGTTAGGTGTTAGAGATATAGCTTACAAGTGCGCTACCTTTGACGATAACAACCCTGATATCTGTATGGATTGCCCTAATTGGGGTAAAATAAAAAGTCCGAAGGTTCTGGGTGAACGGTTAAAAGAAGCCCTAAGTGAGGATGAAGTAGAGGATGATCCGTTCTCGGCATCGTCTACCAAACACATGATACCCCCTTACCCTAAGCCCTACGTGCGAGGTGCACACGGCGGCGTGTATGTACGTAAGAAGAACGCTGACGGGGACGTAGAAGAAGAGGTAATCTACCACAACGACTTCTACGTAACACGATTACTACACGACGCTTCACTGGGAGGTTATGTAGTGGTGTTTAGATTACACTTACCACAGGACGGAGTGCGGGAGTTTACTGCGCCTATGTCTGCGATAACTTCAAAAGAAGAGTTCCGTAAAATTGTGGCTATGAACGGTATTACCACATGGGGCAACAAATTGGATCAGCTAATGGCTTACACAACTAAGTGGATAGATGAATTGCAGTCGGCGGCAGCGTCTGACGAAGCGCACCTACAATTTGGGTGGACTAATGATAAACAAGAAGCCTTTGTACTAGGAGACAGGCTTATATTAGGTGGCAGTGTTGAATATAACCCCCCATCTAAAAAGACAGCAGGGTTGTTTTCTACCTTTGAACCTAAAGGATCAGAGGCTAGGCAGTTAGAAATGTTTGCGTTTTATAACCGTGAGAATTTTCAACTACATCAGTTTGTTATAGGCTCTGGGTTTGGCTCTATACTCATGCCCTTTACAGGACAAAACAGTATGGGTGTTCATCTGTTTGGTGGATCGGGTGTGGGTAAGACCACGGCTATGAGGGCGGCATTGGGTATATACGGCAGACCCGAAGCCTTGATGAACCATCACGCAGACACGCATAACGCCCGAATGAACAGGGCCGAATTGATGCGTAACCTACCGCTAAGTTCTGATGAAATGACAAACATAACGCCAGATTGGGCTTCTAAATACGTGTACGAACTGTCGGGTGGTATGCAGAAGAACCGTATGTCTAGTGACGGTAATACAGAAAGACATAGGGGTGATCCTTGGGAGTTGATTGGTGTCACCTCTGCTAACATAAGCCTGTGGGAATTGCTGACCCGAAACAAAGAGATACCTCACGCAGAAATGCTTAGGATGTTAGAGATAAAAGTAGACAAGTCGCTTAAAGACCCAAGCATCAAGCCGATAACCGACAAGATATTCACCGACATAAAATCTAATCACGGTTGGTTTGCCACCAAGTTTGTGCAGCATGTTATAAACAACCGTGACGAGGTAGCAGCTTTAGTGTTGGGTATACAGGCACGTATAGATAAAGCTGCGGCATTGGAACCCGAGCATAGGTTCTGGTCGGCAGGGTGTGGGGCTATTTTGGCGGGTGTAGTTGTAGCCAAGAAGTTGGGTATAGTAGATTGGGATACCGCTGCGTTGTTTAAGTGGGTGGTGCAACAGGTCACTATACGTAAGAACATAGTAAGCGATGTAGGTTCTTCTGTGTCTGAGACACTTAACAACTACGTGTTTGAGAACAACAATAATATTTTGCAGATCAAAAGCACCGCTGATCTACGGGCTTCTGTGAATGGCAATGCTTTAGACTACGGCGGTGCAGTTCCCGAGGCCACACCACGCAATCACTTTGTTGCACGGTACGAGATAGATACGCAAAAACTATTCTTACTGCCAAAGCCGTTGAAAAAATACTGCACAGATCACCAGATAAGTTTCGACAATCTTGTGCAAGACATGACTGATACTATGGGCGCAAGGAAGGTGCAGATGCGGTTGAGTAAAGGTACTCACCTAAACCTACCTCCATCGCGGTGTATAGTGGTGGACTACTCAGAAGGAGTACTAGATGAACCGCAAAGTGTTGATGATTGATGATTTAGACCCTGACGGAATTAAAATAACCGTTGATTGGGGTAATTTAGAAGTCGGCGGTTCCGCTTTTATACCTTGCATAAATACCGAAAAAGCACACCAACAGGTAAAAAATGTAGAAAAGCGGAAAAAATGGACAATAAAAATGCAAGTCCGTGTCGAAAATGCTAAATTAGGTGTACGCCTCTGGAGAATAACGTGATACTGTCCTGCTCGACAACTTATCAGTTGTTCTCCTCTCTACTTCCCCCGCTTGGCTAGGTTTCGCACTGCGATAGCGGGGGTTTTTTACTAAAACATAGTAGCTTTACCACTAAACTGATCCGCAAAGTCCATGTATGTATCCCGTAGTTTGGGGTGTATGGATATGCCTTGGAACTTTTTAGATGTAGTCTCAGCACGGCTGTTCATGGATTTCTCTATAGACTTGCCGTTTATAGGCCAATCAGGATGATCCGCGTTGTACGCAGGTATTTTGTCATAGGCCGCTTGTTCGGCTGCATTGTCACCGTCTGCTCTGGCCCTAGCGATTTCATCTAGGATACGCTTGCGTCTGGCCTTAGTACCTTTTTCCATGCTTTTTATTTCAGCATTTAATTCGTAGGCCCGAGCCAACTCTGCGGGGATGAACCCTAGGGCTTGTGTGACTGCGTGTAGAGGATGCACAGGAGCGATGATATCGCCTGCTAAGGTTTCGGCCCCACCGTCTTTATAGAACCGCACACTCTTCATCACGTTACGCGCTGCCGATGGCGCAAAGGCTTCTGCTCCTCTAGCAAATTCACCCGCTGCAAACAAATCAGCCGCCCGATCCATCTGCAACGCAATACCTATAGCAGGTCCACCCAACATCTCTACGGCAGTCCATATGGCGGGTTGGTCACGATCTATCAGTGTGTCTCTAAACAGCAGATCGGACAACTGGATACGTGTAGCCACGTTAGTACCTGTTACGTAGTTTACAGCACCCGAGTAATATCCTTCGCCCGTAACCCTACGCACTATGGATTGCATGGATTCTTCATCATCGTCTTTGAGTAGGTTGTAAACCATAGCCGCCGCGCCAAAGAAAGGCACACCGCGCACACCTGACATAAGCGCAGCCGATCCGTATATACCCGCGAGTTGATAAGCGGCTAGTTTTTTAGCTTCAGCAGACTGACCGACCATTCCCTCTTTTGCCAGTTTATGTAGCAGGGACAGCATAGACACACCGTAACGCTTATACATAAAGACCACCGATCCGATAGACCCCTGCATTATCTGGGGTGAAGCCGCCGATGCGCTACCACCGTTGGTCATTTCGACCATGTAGAACGCTTTTTCAGCCGCTTGCTCATACTCAGCATCACTTACAGTACGGTTATCCTTGGCGGCTTGAGCATCTAGTATATCTGCCTCAAGGTTATACGCAGCGGTAAAGGCTACCTCACGGTTAATCCGCTCTCCGTGGTGCAGCATAAAGCCCGATGCGGCGTTAAACTTTTCCATACCGCCGTTAGTACCGTCTATGTCTAGCATGTCGTAAGCTAGTGTGCGTTTGAACAAACCTAGTCGTTCACCTACACCCACTGCAAACTGCATACGCTTCTTTCGGGGATCGGTCTCGTTTGCATAGTCGTAATTGCTTACAGACCTGTCTGCGGGAGTTCCAGTTACTTCTTGCATTTCCTTGATAGGGTTGCCCTCTGCGTCAACCTTATCGCCGTATACTTCAACCATACGCTTGCGGCCACTGTTATGAATAAGGCGCATGGCCTCACCTATAGCAGAGGATGTTTTGTCGTACCCATACTTAGCACCGTATACAGGGAATACTGTAAGGGGTATCTGCGAAAGGTTAACCAAAGCACCAGACACGTTAAATCCTAGCGTCATGTTAAAGCCAAGATTGGTAAGGAATTTAGAAAAGTTACTTCTGTTGACGCCAGTTCCACTGTCAGCAAAAGATACCAAAGTGTCGTACATATCTCTCATGGCGGGGGTTGTGTTACCCTCTCCACCCGCTTTGTCATAAGCCGCTTTCAGTTCTACTTTTATTGCGTCGAACTTATTGCCGTACTTCATTTGCACAGCTTGCCTACCCAGCAAGGTCGCACGTTTTGTGGTGGCACGTATAGCGTCCTCTATATTACCTAATGTGCCCTTACGAGTGCGAAACGACTGCATGTAGGAGGTCTCTGGGATAGTGTTAAGAACCAACTCACCAATTTCGTTTATTATTTTGTTGGTAGTTTCTCGCTGTTCTTTAGTGTCGCTAGGGCTGTTATCACGTATCTGTTTTGTAAGCTGCGCGATAAAAGATGCGGGGGGCGCGTTGTTAAAGTTTACTTCGGATATAGATGCTGCCTCAGTGACGCCTACCTGTGCGTCTATAGCCTCTTCTATATTGGCGTGTTTCTTTTGTCGAACCAACTCAGTCATACTAGACATAAGTTTCTGATTGCCCCGTATATCATCACGCACTTTACCTTGAATTTCAGACCATGCTCTAGCTCTAGCAGCAGGTGTGGTGAAAGATTCGGCATACCGCTCAAGATTACCCGTAAGCGGATCAATAGCATTATAGTATAGCCACAAGTCTCCTTCACGCTCCAAGGGGGTGTAGGGTTCTATGGTGCCTTTGGAAGTCAGCTTGTCATAAAAACTCTTCATAACCCTAGCGCGTACAGCACCATCAGGTATGGCTATAGTAAGCCGCTCGTCTACAGCGTTTCTAATGTCGTTTCGTAGGCCACGAAATAGGTTACGCATGGTGGCATATATACGCACGACTGCGGGACTAGCGTTCACTAAGGCTTCGTAGTCGCTTCTAACCTGCTCCCAATTAGCCATTTTCTCAGGGTCTTTGCCGTACTTTTTGACTGCGGCGGGACGGTCAAGCACAGGGTCAACTTCACGGCGCGTGGCCTCGTTCACCATTCTATTGAACTGATCCTGCAGTCCTTTGTTATCTTTGCCCCATTGTACTATAGGTAGCAGGGTGTTCTTCAACTCGTCAATCTGCTTACCATAGGCTCCGTTAGCTTCATTAACGGTAGTGTTTAATTTAGCCCCTAAATCACCAAAGTCTTTCTCAGATATGTCAGCTAGGTAGTGCAGAGGCGTAGCTTGCATTAAGAATTTATTTGCCCCGCCAAACAGCCCGAGGCTTACGTTCTTTGTAGCATCTTCGATCCAAGCTAGATATCGCGTCTTACCTGCGTTGTTGAAGATAGGCCCATTTGTAATGGCAGTGTTTAGGAAGCCGTTAGCGGCGGCGGGTGTCATCAACGCAAGAGAATCCGCATCACGGAACTGTGGGGCAGGGGCCAACATACCTTCTATCAGATAGTCTATCTCCGATAGGGCAGAGGTCAAAGGCTTGGGCTGCAAGCCGATCATGCGCCGCACAAAGTTAGTGATAGCATTATATAGACGTTGTAGGGCGGTCTTACCTTTATGCAGGTCGCCCTTATACACTAGCTGTCCTAGCTTCTCTTGAAACGCTGGATTGGTTAACGCTTCAGAAATAAACTCGTCTAGGTTTGTAGACCCATACTCAGTATCTAGTACGTCTTTCACATCGTTGAACACATTACGCAGCGCCAATGTGCTAGCAGAGTTCTTAGCCAAGGATGCAGAAACAGCGGCATGTACCATTTCATGCAAAACAGTGTGCGTGTTCATACCTGATTTAGGGTTTATAGAAATAGTGTTTGTCCTAGGATCAAACTGCCCTGCCGAGGGCGCACCGTCCATGTCCACAAGGTCTGGCACGAACACTATCTTGGTAGTACCCGCCATGTCTGCCAGCTTGTTAGCGATCTTAGCCAATTTAGGGTAGTTCGTACCTTGAGCAATAGCATACAGTGTTTCTTTTAACATACCCGAACCTAAGAAACCCATCGCGCTAGGCGACATAGGATCATCTAGGTATACTACACTCTCAGCAGGTAGTGGTTTAAACAGTCCACTTTCTTCTACAAACTTATTAAATGCGGCTTGTGCTTGAGCTTTTTTATTAGCTGTAAACCCTGCTTTAGATGGGCCTTGTCGTTCGGGTACTGCGCTTACCCCTGCACCCAACGTTATGCTTTCCGCACTAGCTCGCTGGCGATCTGCTTCTGCTTGCGCTTCAAGGTCTTCTTGAGCCTTTCTAAAAGCCGCTGCTTGAGATTTATTAGACCCCTTTGCTACATTATCATCAGCAAATGCTTCTTCAAAACCTGCTTGCTTGCTTCTTTCTGTATCTGCTGTAGCCCTACGTCTAGCCGCAGCTTTAGTGCCTGCTTGAACTTGTATTTCAGCTCTAACTCTATCTTTGTAGTATTTAAAAGTTTCAGGTTCTAAAAACTCTTCTAACCAATCTTTAGCCGCAAATGCAGCAGGTTTATTTCTTCCCGCGTTAAACACCTGTTGCTCGACTGACATGCCTGCTTCAAAAGAAGACTTGGCATTACCATATGCTATGTCGTGTGCTAATTCATCTATAGCTAACCCCGCATTTAAAGAGACCTTAAAATATTTCTTAGCCGCTAGCGCACTTTTGTATAATTCTGGATCGGTAAACTTTGCTTTTAATTCTTTAGGCGTGGCTTCTAACAAGAATATAATTTGTTCTTTATCCGCAATGCTTGTCGGGTCCATATAGTTTAAGCTGCGATTGCCCGTCTCAGGGTCTATAACATATGCGGCAGCGATAAGAAGTTTGCCATATGTTTTACGGTCAACGGCTGCAGACTTGTACGTTTTAGGTATGTATTTGTTAATTATAATATTACGTATACGTTCTTGTAGAGCTTTGTTCTCGGCTTTAGTGGCGTTATCTCTCGCTTCAACATCAGCTATAGTCTCTGTAGTAGGCCCTACAGGTTTAGGAGTTCTAGCTACACCTTCTATACCCGCAGGTACATTTTCTGGTCTTAACCCTCTACCTGCTGCGCCTACACCTGAAGCATTTCGGTCAAGGCTTGCTTCTACAGTATCAGGTACAACAGGCGCGGCCTCAACCTTATCTCCAGCGGTGCGCGGCTCAACAACAGGCGTAGCCTTGACCTTATCTCCAGCGGTGCGTGGCTCAACAACAGGTTCAGCATTGGGTGTAATAGCTCTAACAATGTCAGCGTATGTAGCATTGTCATTAGGTATATCAAAACCTAATGTTCTAGCAGTGGCTATGTCTTCAGGACTAGCTACAGATTGTATAAACTCCGCAGCCTTAACATCGTTAGCGTCTATTTTATCAACTAAGTAGTCTTTAAAAGTACGTAGCTTTGTAGAGTCTACAGTAACAGGATCAACAGGGTTAGTTTCTTCTACTTCGACAGTGCCTGTGCTTGTCTCAACGTCTTCAACATCACGTTTTTGATCTGTTTCTGTCTGAGCTTTACTAGCAGCAAGGTTAGCGGCAAGATCAATCTCGCTAGTATCTTCTTCAACCGTGGGTCCAGCGGTGCGCGACTCAGTTTTGGCTTTTGCTTTGTCAGCGCGTTCTTGAACTTTTTTAGCAGCTAATGCAGCTTTGTCGGCTTCCTTTTTTGCTTCCTCTGCAGCTTTTAAATCTTTAGTTGCTTTAGTTTTGTCAGCCCGTGCTTGAGCTGCATCTTCGCGTTCTTTAAGTTTTTTAGCTTCTATATCTGCCGCTCTCGCAGCATTGTCAAATTCAGTATTAGCTTTGTCTGCTTCAGCAAAAACTCTGTTGTCTGCACGTTCTGCGGCAGTAGTAGGGGATTTTGCTTTGTTTTCGGCAAACAAATCAAGCTGTGTTTCTTTTGGAGCCTTAACAGGTTTAGGTTTAGGCATAGACTCTATAGATTCACGTCTTTCTTTTTCTAAAGGACTTTCTGATTTTATTCTTTCTTCTCGTAACGGAGCCATAAGTGCTTCGTATTCGGCCAGCTTTTCAGCGTCTGTAGCGTAGTCAGTTGTTAATCCGCTAGTTGTTGCAGGTTGAGTAGCCCCATCTAAATCTAATTCTCCTTGCGGCTCTCCTGCAGGAGGTACGGCATCAGGGTCTACATTTACTATAGGTTCGGGTCTTGGGCCGCGAATACCACCAGCAACACCACCTGCTCCAGTACCAAGCAATGCACCGCCGACAAAAGCGTTCTTTAGCTGATCTATGCCCTCTTCATCAAACACTTGATCCATAGGCGCACCAGACTGTATGCGTTCAGCAGCGGTTTGGAATGTTTCGGTAAGGGCTTCGGTCCCACCACCTTTAAACGCTCCACTAAGGATACGTTGTGTAACCTTCTTGCCAACAGCATTAGGGCTAATACCCATAGCTGCCATAGCTTTGAGGCCCAGACGTTCAGCTAAGGCTTGAGCAACAGCGGTGCCAACTGCCGTAGTAAGGCTTACATTGTCTTTACCTTTAACAGCTTCTTGCGCCTGTATATTCTTACCTGCAAACTCAGGAACTAATCCTGCAGTAAAGCCTGCGCCAAACCCTGACAATGTACCTGCACCGGGAATTACCGATCCTGCAATACCACCAGCTATACCGCCTTTTAAACCACTCTCAAGGGATGAGCCTGTACCACCTACTAATCCTCCTAGGTACTCAAGTCCGGTACTAAAGTCATTTACATCTTGATAACGACCCACAGGACGTTGTGCTATAGATTGTAGAATAAGTTCATCGCCAAGCTCTTGTCGGGCTTCTTCTGCGTAATCTGTACCGTAATCGGCTAGTGCAGCAATTCCAGTTTTTTGACCAACAGTTTCTATTAAGTCGCCAATAGCCTGAGAACCACTGCCTTTAGCTCTGCGATAAGCACGACCAATAGCAGTGCCGTCATCTGGCCCTTCTACATCTCCGTACTTGCTTTCAAGATCAGCCTTAACAGCGGCTTCTTGAGTACGGATATATTCAGATATGCGTCCATATTCTTCATCAGTAGGTACGTCACCTGCAATAATTATAGGGTAGCTTCTACCGCTATACGGACCCGGAACAGATATTTGACCCATTTATCGTATCCTTACTTAGCTTAAATCTACAGCAGCAGGTGTATTCGTCCCGTCTACATTAGCAAAAATACTAGCGACAATAGGATTTGTAGACATTAATCGTTTTTCCTGTTCGCGCAATGAACTTAAAGTTTCTAGTTGTTTATTGTACGCATCTAATGCTCGGGAGTCTGTTGGTGGGGTGGCAGGCATACTCCCTTCTATAGCAGTTATTTGTGCTTTTATACCTGATAATGCAGCGTTAACACTTGCATAACTTCCTGCTGGAGACCTACCACTCCTTGATATTCTTGCAGCTTCTAATCTTGTGCGATTAGCGTCATCGGCTATCTGCTTACGTGATTCTAATGCAGACAACTTAGTAAGTATGTCCATTTCCTGCGCTTCAGCTTTCCGCTTGTTACCCAAGAACGTCTGGCTGGCACCAAGTCCTGCCTCACCTATAGCACTAAGCATGTTAGGGTTACTACTAGCCATAAGCCGCATACCCATCTCAGCTAAACCTAACCACTTATCTTGATCTGCCGACTTCTCACGCTCTGCTAAAATATCCAACAGCTTCTGCTCGTAGGACGATGGAGAGTCACTAGCACGGTTAGCCGTAGGATTAATGGTAGCTATACCTTTAGGTTTGTCTTTCCCACCCCCTCCTGCATCTTGATTTGTAGTGGCTACAAAAGCATTTTCTCCTGCAGTCAATCCTGCAGCTCTGTCCGCATCTAATTGCTCTGCAGCCGTAAGACCTTCTGCGTTTACAATTTGACTTTCTACATTTGTTCCGGGTTGAAGTTTAGATTCCCCCCACATTTTATTTATTAAAGCGCCATCTTTAGATATTTCTTTTGTTCTATCCTGCACTACGGTTTCTAGTCCTGCCGCAAGTTTATTGTTAAGTTCAGGAGTAAGTAGCGGACCCGGAACAGCTTCTATTTGTGCTTTTCCATCTGTTATAAGCGCGCCTAGGCTATCATCTACTTTAGCAGCAGACCCAGCTTTAGTTTGCGCGTCGTTAGTAATCATAGCATCTAAAATAGAATTAGACTCAAGTACCGAAGGCTTAGTAGGTATATTGGGTTTACCGTCTGTTTCTCTTTGCAGTATATCCAAATAATCTTGAGTAGCAGCAGTGTTAGCAACACCGCCACCTAATACTTCAGGCAAGGCGACTTGTGCGCCGCCACCAAGAATAAAATCAGCCATGTTAACTGCAGCAGGGGCAATAATTTTTTGCACTACTTTTTTTGCGCCATCATCTAAATATTCAAAAAGAGTTTCTGCGCCGCCCGTAGCCTCCATAACACTATTTAAGTATTTAATTCTATCTTGCGCTATTTTTAAGCCATTACCTGTGTACTCACCGCTAGCTATTCCATCAGCTAATTCACGCATTTCTATTACACGTTTATCAAATTCGCCATCAAGCTGTGCTTCGTAAGATGGAAGGTTAAGTTTAGGTGTATAGTTAGCAGCAGCCCCTATAGCTCTACCTTGCTGCCCTGCTGCATTAAGATAAGAGTCAAGCCTTGTACTATCACTAACGGGGGCATCTTTTTCCTCCATCTGTTCTACAAGTTTTGCAGTTAGCGCAGCATTTGATGTTGGGTCCGCACTACTAGGGGCTACAAAAGCATTCTTTCCTGCAGTCAATCCTGCGGCTCTTTCCGCGTCTAGTCTTGCTTCTGCGAGATCAAATCTTTCATCAGCATCAGCGTCTTTTTCTTCCATTGCGCGTAACCGTTTACGCACTTCAACAGGACTTACAGGATAATTTTCATTGGTAGTAGCTTTAGCAACGTCGGCAGCGGCTTCACCAGCATCCCTATTTAATATATCATTTATAAATCTAAGTTGTTGAGGTTCGTCAGCTTTAGGTGCTATACGCCCTGCAGTCTCTACAGTCTCTGCAAGCTCTGTTCCGGGTTCATCAGAAGTAACGCGAGCTACACGTTCATCTCTAGCGTTATTAGCAAGAGTTGCTTGGTTTACGCTTTCTTTAGCCGCTTCATCAGAAGTCGCATTAAATGGAACTTTACTAAACGCACCTACACCACTACGCCCACGCAAATTATCTAACTGTGTTTCTTCTAAAGAAGGTATAAATATACCACGCCCTTTATCATCAACACCTGTTTGAATTGCCTTAGCAGACGTTTCAGGAAGCCGTGGCGTGTATTTTGTAGTATCAAACGGAGTACCTGCAGCAATGCCGGGTGACGATGGTGTTGTAGGAGCAGTCTGAACACCTACAGTTTCATCAAGCATATCAGCATCACCAGCAGCACCAAGTGTAGCCAAGCCTTTGAGCCTAGGTATAGCAGATAAAGGGACTTCGCTAAATTCACTAGTAGGTAAACCTAAACCAGAAGAGTCTGTATTGCCACCTCTAGCACCTGTAGGAGATGAATACATAGCGCCGCCAGCGGGGGGTAAGCCTGCAGACACAACATAATTTTCGGGTGTTGCGTTTTCTGATTTAAATCTACCAGCTTCTGTAGCATATAAATCGGAAGCAGACGGCACATACTTAGGCACACGCGCATCTGCTTCAGCAACATCAGATGACTCTTGTAAAATTTCTTTAGCAGTGTCACTTTGCATGACTCTACCTGTATCTGTTTCTACAATCGTACCACCTAACTTACGGATAGCTTTGATTACAGCATCGTACTCGTCAAGATCAGAGATGCCTAACTCAAATGGTGGTGTGTTCATTCCTTCTGGATATATAAATGTATATGTTTTTTCAGCGGGATCACCGCCCTTTTGCATCTTTAAAATACCGCCACTAGCCATAGTAGCTACAGGTGCGACAGAGGCTATGCCTGTATTTTGATTTACGTTAGTCTTAGGGGCCATAGACTGTGCCATACCACTAGCAACACCTTGAGGCATACCTGCTACGTTAGTCTGTGGTGTAGGGGCTGAGGCTGCGCCTGTTAATTGTGCAAGAACAGTAGGCTGACCTAGCCCTTCTTGCCGTGTCTGCTCCATACGCATTTCTCTGCGATTGTTTAACTCAGAAGCAACAGCCCATTGTGGCACTGCAGGGTTAGCCCCTTGCATAAGAGCCATTAGCTGTTGATCTGGTGCGCTACGAAGTGCGTTTTGTATTTCTAACAGGTTCTGCATAATTAACTCCCGTAGGCTTTGTAGAGAGATAGCCCCGTAAGCCCTGCACCCGCTAGCTGTTGTAGCGTTCCCGGCCTTTCTTGAGGAGTAGTAGACGTACCCTGATACGTATTTGTACCTGTAGCAGCAATCGGCATACCCGATAAGATACCCGTCATGTTACCAATCTGTTCAGCAGTGTAGCCTTTTTTGGCTAAAAACTCATTGTAGTCTAAGTCAAGTTGTTGCTGGTCTCTGCCTTCTGCAGCAGCGCCGATACCTTCTAGCAACTGCAAGTTTTGTATGTCAGTTTGACGACCTAACTCACCCAAAGCCACCGAATCTTTAGCAAGCCCTGCTCCTACACCTAATGCGGCAAGTCCTTGTTTAGCAGCAAATTGGTCTGCATCTTCTGTGGACTTTTCAAACCGTGCAAGTTCTGCAGCGCGAGCTTTATCAACATCCATGTCTGCTTTACGAGAAGCAGTAAACTGTGTGGTCGCATCTTTATAGGCATCGCGCAGTCCTTTATCTTGGATCATGCCCATACGATCCATCATAGCATCTTCAGCTAAGAAGTTACGCACCGCGCCGCGTGACCCACCAAACGCACCTGCTTGTACTGCTTGTGCATTTCTAGCGCCTTGAGTTCGTTGAAAGTCCCGCATGGCTTCGGCTTTCTGCCGATCTACAACATTCTGTGTGTAGGGATTCATATATTGCCCTACAGCGTCTCCTGTAAATTTAGCCGCATCGTTATATCCAAATTGACTAAACGAGTTAGGGCTGTAATCTGCTAACCCCTGCGCTGTTTCCATACCGCCTGTCATGTAATCTTGTGCGCCAGAAAGACCTGTTATTCCCACCTCTCGGTTAGCAAGATCACGCGTACCCGATATGGCATCAAGCGTGTCTTGGCTTTGATCTGCAATTCGATCACCTGTGTAGGCTTCATACGGTTTACCGTACTCGGCTTCAGCTTTAGCTAAGTTACGTTCAAAGTAAGGTTTAGCCCATGCAGGTAAGTCTGCAACAGAAGAACCCGCCTGAGTAGTTGTGCTGTTGTATGTTGTACTACCGCCCATCGGATAACTCCATTTTGTAAGCAATGTATTCTGGCTTCCAGCCATACTTTTTTAGGCATCGCCCCCATGCCTTACGTCCGTAACCTTCAAGATGGTCACAGTTATTATCTTTAGCGTATTTGCGTAGTGTAGACTGAGACAAAGCTAAGACCTCTACCATATTGCCACCACCAACCCAATCAACTGCTAACCCACGTTTATTGGGGTATTCTAGTATGCGAGTTGTAAGTGCAGTCACAATAACATCATCTTTAACAATAATCCACAACGTATAAAAACCACGTTTTATATCATCATAAACGCTTTGAGTAGTAAACTTGTCATTTGTAGTTCGCACCGCACGAGCCATAAACTCCTCAACTTGAGGCCACACCGTATCTAGGTACTCAACAGGTACAGGTGTTATGACAGGGTTGCTTTCTACGATTACATCCTTCATGCGGTAAGATACTTTTTAAGAGCTGCGGCGGCGTTAGGGCCAGCATCGTTTATTTTATCAAGCATACCATCACCATATGCTTTCTGTAATGAATCTGTTGCATCTTTACGCATTACAAATTCACCGTCTGCCAGTAGCACGTCTTGCGTAGAATCACCGTCTTTAAGCTGGGCCGTCACCATATCATCTACACCAGACCCGTCACCGTTACCGCGTACCATGCCGTTTTTACCACTTGCAAATTGTGCGCGAGTTTCGTCGGCCTCACCAGTACGTACACTATCTACTAGATTCATTAACGCACCTTCTCCGTACTGCTGCACGTATTGAGCAAGGATAATAGCGGCTCTAGTCTCGTCTAACTCACCACGTATGGCTTTTTCAGCATCGTTAATCAGGTCTTTCTCATTACCGCCCAGCGCCGACTCAACCTCACCACCTCTTGCCATACCTGTTACAGATTTTTTATACTCAACAAGCTGATCGTATGTTGGGTTAATAATATATCTTGGAGATAACGGGTCTGTAGGATCATAGTCGGGATTAGGTATAGGCATAAACTGACCCGCCGCAGCCTCTTGGGACATAGCACTCGCAGCAGGTAGACCATCAGTAGGTACGGTAGCCTGTGTTATGGGAGCAGCGCGACGTACCATAGCAATACCACCATCATCAGGCATCATAGCAGCTTCGGCATCTCTACGAATCTGAGAAGAATTACCTATGTTTGGTCCAAAAGTATCAACTTCATAGCTGTTACCAAAAGCATTGATTTTATAAGCTCGACCACTAGGATCATCTTTCTTAAAAAATGCCCCTTCAATTCTTGGATGTTTTACACCCGCTTTTCTTATATCGCTTGTATAACCTTCTGAACTACGTTCACCACCAAAAAAAGACTTGCCGTCCCCTGTTCCTGCAGTTCCTTTCTTTGTGGCAGTTGCTCTTGCTACAGCACGATCTATTTTATCTTGTGTAGTAGTAAACTCCCCGCTAGGATTTTGAAACTGAGGTACACCATATTGGTTAGAACCTAGTCCTCTATATAAAGCAGCACCTGCCACAATAGGTCCAAACCCAGCCGCGCCAAGTGCAATACCGGGAATAACTTTTTGCATTGTAGTAGTTCTAGTACCTCGTTCTGCAGGAGGTACATTTGATGGCCCTGATTGTGCGGTAGAACTGCGTGTATCTCCGCTACTTGTAACATTTTGATAGAAATTTTTGCCACCCGTACTTTCAGAATCAGCTTGTCCTAATGTTCCGTAGTTTGTTTTAACATTTGGACCCATGTAAGGTACGTTGGAATCGCCTTCATATAACGTACCCCCACGGTACTCGTAGTTGTCTCCCGGAGTAGTTACGTTTGCTACGCTTTCAGAAAAGCTGTTGCCGCCGCCAAATGTGCTAGACCAAAAACCCATTAGAAAATATCCTTCATACTACTATCCTCAGTTCACCGCCAGAAGTCTTGTAGACACTGTTAACGGCTAGTCCGCCAGATACCGCTGCTGTGTTATTAGCAAACACAGGAAGATTAGTCATCACTAGAGTTGTACCCCGCATAGGGCCGGGATTGTTTGTCTGTTGGGCAAACAACGAAAAGTTACGTACAACTTGTGTGAAGTACGAGGGAGAGTATTCCGGTGGAGCATCCCCAAAATAAGGTATGGGTACTTCAGTAGTCATTATCGTCTCCCATCTGGACGCACATCTATTCTAGGGGTGCCGAGTCTCCACGATACACCAGATACGCCTGATATAGAACTTAGTTTTAGAGCTACCGATCTGCCCCTAATACGTATGTCTATCTCTTCAGTAAACGTACCTACAGGTATTGGTTGACCTACCACATTGTTGTTTTCTGTACCAAATGCACTCCCACCGGGGTTGTTTCTCGCAGATATGCTAAGTTCAGCAGATGCTGTAGCGCCACTTGTAGAGTTCCTAAAAGATATATCCGGTAGTAGTCTACGCCCAAACATAAATTGATTACCGTCCCCTAACTCAATTGGGCTAGACTCAATAAATGCTCCTATATCAGACACAGGGTCTGTGCTACCATCATCATTACCAAATTCATGCGTATACAAGTACCCGTCTGTGCTAGCAGCAATAGGTAATCCGCTGTTAGTATTATCCGTCCACGCAGTTCTGGGTAACGAACCGTAATACCATATGTTTTCGGTATAGTTAAAAATAACATATTTATCATTATTGGCAGAGTTTTTAGATGGGTAGAACCACCAGACTTCTGAAAACGCAGAGTTGCTAGAAGCCATAACTTTAGCAGACTGAGCTAGGTTAATATCAGCAAAAACATACTCTTTTACCGCGCAAGGTATTTCTGTTATATTACCATTATAGATATAGAACTGCCCTTTACCCATCCAATAAACAGAATCACCTACCGCTACAGCAGCGTTTTGCCCTGCAATAGATATGTTTGTAGATATCTCGGACAATCCGTAGGTAAACGGAGCGCCTACGTACTGCATGGCGTGTGCAGATACGTCTGTGAGCACAAGAATTTGTTGTTTAGTTTGAACTGCTGCAACAATACTACTGCCTGTACTAAGCTGTAACTCACCTGCCGTAGTAGTATCTAAGGTACGCCATTCTGTAGCTGATTCTTGATTAGAAAACCGTATAGTTAATGGGTTCTGTACCCCCGGATCGTTTTCTGGATCACACCCAAAAGCTATTAAATGTCTATCTTTCTCGGACACTAGAATTATATTAGTTACTGTAGGCGCAGATTGGGCATTAGGTAACGTAGACAGTTCAACAGCGCGATTAAGTACACCACCAGATAAATCCCAGTAATATATACCGCCTCCACGAAGGGCTATAACAAGGTCTTCTCCAAAGTTGTCCTGCGACCATATGCGTAACGCTGCACCTGCAATCTGTACGTTTGCTTCGGACCCCCAACCTAGGCGAGACCATGCCCCTGCACCCCAACCACCGCCAAGTACAACAGTGTCTAGCCCTACGTTTATTTGGTACTCACCTTTAGCATTAGCTCCACCATTGCCAGTATCACTAGCATTTGCGGTTACAGCCGAGGTAATTTCATACGCGGAAGCACTAATATACCCAGTAATTTGATACTCTTTGTTAAGTACATCAGCCGTTATTGCGCCTCCTAAACTAGTTGCTCCCGAAAAAGTAACAAAGTCATTTAGTAACGCGCCATGCCCTATATCATTTACACGTATAACGTCGGAGCCATCTGTGGCTGTGAACGTAACGGGCCTGTTGCTGGCCCTAATAGGAGTAATGTCTTCGGGAAAGTTACCTGCTAGTACGTAAAATTTTAAGTTTGTACCCGCGCCTATAAACGATGTTCCTGATAGATTGCTCCAATTATGTAGTGATCTACACGTCCCTAAAATTGTGGTGTTAGTTAATCTGACCCACCCCCCAATAGTTTCAGGAAAGCCCATACGAAACCTAATGCGGTTACTATCAAACCAGCCGCCATTATTACTGTACCGCGTAATATCACGCACAATGCCCGGTTTGAACTGCAGTTTTGTATAGGCCATAGATAACTCTCCTAAAACATTAGCTCAAAGTGGGGCGCATCAATAAACGGCCTACGCGCCTGTGATCTACGTGTGTCTATGTACGAGCACATAGCATGTTCTGCTGTGCCATCGTAAGCGCCTAAATCGTCAATAGTCCACGCAGCACCCCACCGTAACTTAACACCTGCAGCCTCTGCGCCTTCTTTCATGGCATCGGCAATCTCATCATACAGGTTAAGTTCCCATCGACCTCCACCATTACAGTAGGCCATTAGGTCCACAGCGTTACCATCAATGTGTTTTGATTTCATGGTCTGCGATGCACCCTTTGCTACTAACGCACGTTGCTCGTCTACCGTCCTCAAGCCGCAAATCACGCTGAAGTCCTGTTTCGTAACGCCGATAGCGTACTTCACGACAGTTACCAGACTTTCGTCTACACCTTCTAGCCTTGACAGGCTTCGTTTTCCTAACTTGTAGCCCATAACTACTTCCCCGCATATTTAGAGATTGCTCTATTTCCAAACCAAAACGCTAACACTGCACTGAACAAACCTGACGTTTCGCCATCCCACATCAAGTCAACAGCTTGCATCCAATTACCACCTGCCTGTGTAACCTTAACCATAATCACAACTTTTGTGGCTACGAACAATCCGAAAAAGGCATAAGTAACAACAGGACGAACACTACCCCTGAGAGCGTTGATAAATCCTCCAGCGTCAATAGATCGGTCATGCTCATACAACCCTCTTGTTTCTTCAATGTCAGCTTTTTTATCTAGCTCGACCAGCTTCATCTCAGAACGTTTTTGAGCAAGCTCCGTCTCTAGCTGCATCATTTCCATACGATGCTTCTGCGCTTGGTTTGCTTTAAAATAGCTAAGAACCTCGGGAAGAAAAGAACTCCCAAAACCTAGCAGGCTTCCCAGTAATGCCATCATTTTTCGTGACCTACCCAAACCGCAAAGGCTCCCGTAAGCGCCCCTGTAACAGTTGCTGTAAGTGCAGTTGCCTGCGTACTAACAACGTCTTGAGGTAAAGACATGAACCACTCAATTACTCGGATATACATAACTGTCATTACTAGCATCATTAATCGAGGCATAAGTTTCCATGCCAATATCTTTTCCATCGCTACAGTCATTAGAACTCTCCTTTTAGGCCATCTAATATTTCTGACAAACTAGGACGTTTGTCCTTCTTCTCATAAAGACAACTAAACACTTTAGGGCACTCAGAAAAACTTTTTGTGGGGTAGTGATACCCCAACCCACCATACCCTGCTGTAAATCTATACACACAAACTTTTTGGTCGTTTGCATCTGTAAACCTCTTCCACAGGTGGCACTGCACATGGGTCGGATTAGCGACCCCCGCAAGCGTTACTGATAGTATTAACGCATTTATCACTGTGTAGCCAACATTATTAAATACACACCGCCACCTAACATACACAATATACCCAAACTTAACCCACCTATAGCCATATTATTCTGAATCTGACGTTTTGATTCCATCGCACGGTACACTGTTTCTTCACGTTCTTTACGTATTTGACGGCGCATGTTTAACATTTCATCATACGTTCCCGGACCAAAGCGAAAGTCTAACATAAACTTAATTTCTTTTTCTTTCTCAATAAGCGTTTTTTTACGAACAACAATATCCATAGCTTGTTGTTCTATATTTTCAGAGCCTTGGCTTACTTTATCTAACCATGTTGGCTGTTTACGCTGAGTTTCCGCACGGCTAATATCAGCAACTGCACTGTACCATTTACCTAATTGCTGGCTTACATCCTGCATTTCGCGCCCAGCGCCGACTAACATCTTCACGCCTTTAAACGCTGCGTTAGCTGCGGCAAAAGCTGTAACAGGGTCAATCATATACTGTTACCTCGTTAGGGTTAACTGACTTGGGTACACAGTAAGCTGTACCGTAATCCCTTGTTTCAGGATACCCGAAGCGCCTAACTAAGTGTTCAGCGTACCAATTGCATATGTCTAATCTTTTAAAGTACAGATCAGTGCTTATTGCAACACGTTCTGACCCTACGCCTATATACAGTATAAGAACAAAAACGTGTACCACATGCTTACCCCATACGACTAAGAATTGTTAACAGCATAATAATAGTTGCGCCAGATGTAGCTATAAGCACGGCTTCAAGACGTTTGATCCTAGTAAAAACCTCTTTAAACTGTATACGTACTTCCGTTTGTAAAGCCACAACATCCCTTTCTAACGCGGATACACGTTCATCTATATCTGGCATATATTTCTACCCTTATACTAATGCACCAAAAGAAAAGTCTGCTGTTGTGTTAATATTAACTAATGCAGTACCATTTGATATGCCCCCATCCTCAGGGACATGGGTTGTAATTTTTACAATAATGTTAGGTTCATGCTCTAATGCAAACTTATCATGTAACTCTTTGGTCACAGTAGAAACAATATAAGCCTCTTTGATCTCTTCGGTAAAACCTAACAACCTTTGAGTAGCTGCATCTTGGGCTTCTTTTTCTGTGCTGTAAGCGCTTTCGTTATAATTATAGTTTACTAATTTGTTCATGAAACTGACCCTAATCTTGTGCCTGTAGTTATGTATGTAATGTAGCTATTTCCTGATATAGCTGGACCCGCTGCCCCTGATCCATAGCCACCTGCACCGCCAGCAACTCCATAAGTACCGCCGCTACCTCCATTAGCACCACCTGCACCTGCTGCAGTAAGAGTTCCATTCTGCCCGTTAGGTGTAGCACCATCACCCCAACCGCTTCCTGCTCCACCTGCACCCCCAGACCCGCCGCCTTGACCGCCGCCACCGCCGCCGCCATTGATAGGAAAAAAGCCGCTAGGTGGGCCATTGGGACCACCAAAACCACCCCCACCGCCGCCGCCACCACCGCCAATTGTTCCTTGATTGTCTAGGGTTACTGCACTTGAAACACTTAAAGCTAATCCTCCAGCGGTGCCACCTGTACCTGCGATACTCCCGTAGCTAGCAAAGGGTGCCATCCTTCCTCTGTTTCCACCGTTTCCTCCATCACCAACAATAAAGCCTTGGTTAATTAACTCTACACCGCTAGGATAAGTTCCATTTATTGTTAAAGCTGCAGACCCCGTTGAGTTAGAAAAAACATAAACTCCAGATTCAATTAAAACAATCAACTTTTTGGTTTGATTCCAACCTTGGGAGACTGCCAATGACCTCAAATTTACATTTGCAACGTTAGAAGAAATAATTACGTCAGGTAACGCACCAGAACTCGCACCAAACCCGTTTATGTTATATCCAAACCCAGTCATTATGCGTCATTCTTTGCGTTTGTTGTGAAGAACAGTTTTATACCCATTAGTCTAGCATCTGCTGTCTGAGTATCGTTAGTGGCATCTCTCATAATCTGAAAAAAGGTGTAGCAGTCTTCAGCAGCACTAGCTATGGTCACAGGCCCACTCTCCGCTGTTACGTCCAAGTCATTAGCAACTCCGCTATGAGCCTTGGCTGTAGCTAAAACATTAGTGCCAAAAGCGGTATCTGTGCTTGCATCATCTGCAATGCTTACACCAGACAATCCCCAACCAACCGTACCTGTATCAGTACCATTGACAGTAAAAAACGCTTGGAAGGTTACAGTGCCTTCATTCCAACTTTTAGGGAAGACAACGCTAAACTGTGCATACTCAGCAGTACTAGGATCAAAATCAAGTACTTTAAGTTCTGGCCCATTGGCAAGCTCTACCTGCTCTACCCCAGAGGAGCCATTAGTAGTGTTGGGGTACATAGCAGAAGCTGGGACATAGATGGTTTCTTTACCCTGCACTTTTAGTGCGTTTATATCAGCCCCAGTAGCGGTTATGGCTGTTGAACCTAACGTCAATCCTGCTGTTGTAGTAACGCCTGTGATAGTTGCGCTGGCACCTTGAACAACGCCTGTAGCGGTTAGATTAAGCCCTTGCACAGTACCTGTAGCAGTCAAGTTGCGGATCGCGGTAACGTCCTTATTACCGTCAGCAGTAAGGACTTTGTTGGCTTCTGTGGTGCCGTTGGCTGAAGCCTTATCCGTCAAGTTGAGGTCTGCTATAGACGCATCAATACCTGAAATAATTCCAGAGCCTTTGCTGCCGATATATCCTGCCATCTGTTCTTACTCCGTTTCTTCTGCGCGGGGGCCAACCCAATTAGGATTTATAGACCATGTTGTGCCATCAAACATGTGCTTACCCCCTGCAACGTAGCCGCTAGGCTCTGTTACACCCGTGTGTAAAACGCAATTAGAACTGTTAAGATCGCCAATGTAATATTCTACTGGATCGCCCACAGAAACGTTTACACTATTAATTGTCACAGGCTTGTTGTCTGCAAACATGTGGTAGGAAATATTATCTCTGCACAAAGTTTTCATTAAATTGAACCCTCCGATAAATAAATTTTAGTAGCCGATAAAGCTGTGCCAATCTTGTTTGAAGGCCCAACAGAAATTGTTGAACTTGTCGGAGACAGTCCGTATGGAAACCCCGCAACTAGGCTTGATTGACTTTCGTTTATGCCGCCAGCTACTGTAACTTTTCCGGTTGCACCGTTGGAAATATTTTCTTTAGCAAGTCCAACATAGACGGGCGCGCTTGGATTGGTTATGGCAAGTGATCCACCGCTATATGTCTTTAGAACAAGCATCCTATCTATGTCATCTGCGTACCGTACTGGCCCAACTACAGAGTTTGAAGATAGAGAAATTTTATCACCAACATCAACGGATGTGCCGTTTACCTTAACTTTTTGCAGCCAATAACCCGGATCACCTGATGAGACATAATAAGAAATTAATACAGTGTTGGTACTACTATCAAACGCTGCGTACATAAGACTAGCATCAGCAGCAGCATCATTAATAACAACGGGTGTGCCAAAACTTATGCTTGTGCCGCTTACTGTACCCACTATTACAGAAGGCTTATTAGTAATAGAGTTGGTTGTTGCTAGAACAACTTTATTGCTGTTCGTATCAAAGCAAGGGTAATATTGCTCATTTGCTGTTCTAAATGTGCTTGAAGATAGTGTAACTCTTGAACCAAAACTTATAGACGTTCCGCTTATTGTTCCAACTTTAGCATAACTAGCTTGGTTAGGTTCTTGATAAAAGATAACAACCTTATTAGCATTGCTATCATAAACAGCACCGTGACGGTGCGCGGTATCAAAACCTCCCGAAGAATCAAGAAGAACGGGACTACCAAAACTAATAGACGTTCCGCTTGTTGTCAGTACGTATACATGACTTTGATAATTGCCACTTTGGTATTGCCTAGCCACAGCTACCGACTTATTAGACCCCGCATTTATAAAAGCAGGATTAGTTATATCGCCATTGTTTTGATAGGTTCCAGTTGCTTCCGACCCAAAGGTCATTGACGTGCCGCTTACAATTCCCGAAACAGCGAAAAGCTGTTGTGTATTACTTCTTGCTGCAACAAATAAAATATTTGTTCTACCGGTGGCAGGGTCAAAAGCTGGATACGCGCTATCTGTGTTTGCAGACCTTGACACTACAGGCGTTCCAAATGTTGCGGTTAAATCTGCCGCTGGATCTACAATTTCTACATAAGACGAATACCCGCTAGGTGGCCCCTGCGTACAAATTACTAATTTATTTGCGTTAGTGTCATAATCCATCCTAGGCTTGGTACTTGTATTTGATGAGCCACCACTTAATAAACTACTTTGATTTGCTGACCTTGCGCTAATGGTTCCGTTAGGGTTAATACCGACAGGTTGACCCGCCGTAATCGCGCCTGTTGCCGTAAACTCTTGCTCACCGCCACCGCCGCCAGCTTCCGCCCAGCTAATGTCACTAGCACCAGCAGTAAGAACTGTACCTGCTGCACCTTTCGCAAGAGGGGCGGACACACCTGAAGCATTTCCTACGTCTATAGAGCCTCGCGTAAGTATCTTAGACAAGTCTGTGCTGCCATCAGCCACCGTAGCCACTGTAGCGTTAGCGCCGTTCTTAATTACAACGTCTGTAGTGCTACCATCGCCCTTGAGAACCAAGCCATCAGAGGCTGTGGTTGTTACAGAGGATGACGCGAACCCTGCAAGGTCTCTAGCTTTGGTCATATCTTACTCCGCTTCTTCTTCTTCTTCGGGCATCGCTACCCATGCTGGGTTGTCAGCCCAAGTTGTGCCGTCAAATAAATATTTACACCCATCCCAATCGTCAGGTGGTGTAACGCTTGTGTGCATTACAGTGTCTGAACTACTGCAATCAGCGATTGTTAGTGTTAAAGGGTCTCCAACAGTAATGCTGTCACTGCCAATGTTTACAACTTCAGCGTCTTCAAAAATGTAAATTGATACGCCGCCCTTTACTAGAGTTTTCATTATACTTCACCTGCTTGGACATAGATGCTTGTAGAAGACATGGCATTTCCGACCTTGTTGACTGTACTGTTGGTTAGGGTAAGTGTAGTTGAATTTTCTGATAGAAAAGGCATACCATACGGCAGACCAGCGACTAAACCAGACTGCTGAGTATTAATTCCACCAATAACTGTCACTTTTCCAGCCGCACCGTCAGAGATACTTTCGGCAGCTAAACCAACGTATTTAGGAAAGACTGGTTTTTTCATTTGTGGGAGCGTACCGCCACTATAAAAACCATCCCGACCAGAGACATACACTAAAGTTGCATTAAAAGCTGTAATTGTATCTCCATAGTCAAAAGACGTTCCGTTTATTTTAATGGGATATAAGTTATTATTTATACTCAGACCTATTGTGTTGTCAGTTGATATAAAAAATGGGACTGCTGTTGTGCTTGCACCATCGGCTCCCTTTTTAGGTGTACCGTAAGACACAGTGTTGTCGCCAGCACTAACAGTACCAATAGCAATGTAATTTAATGTTGGACTATTACGCTCATAAGAAACTACAATTTTATTTGCGTTAGTGTCCTGAGTTAAATATATTTCTTGTGCAGCTTTAAGAGCCGCTGAATCTACCGTAACTACAGCACCTGATGAAACTGTAGAACCATTAAGGTAGCAAATCTTACTCTTTAGTTTCAAGCCATCAGAACCGTCGGAATACGCCAAAATAATTTTGCTGGTGCTAGGGTCAAGCCTTACGTCAAACCTATTTATGCTACTGCTTACGACAGTAATTGGACTGGATACGCTAACACTGTTGCCAGAAACAGTATAAATACGAGCATAAATGTAGTTACTGCTAGATATATAAAACGATATAAATTTGTTTGCTGTGCCGCTGTAGACTAGTTCGTAATTGTTGCCCTCGCTTGAAGAACCTAATTGTTGTTCGCTTCCAAAACTTACACTTGTACCGCTGACGGTAGCAACAGCGGCCCTCAGATTAACACCGGGATTTGTTTCTTCAAAGATACACAAATATTTACCTGTACTCAAATCTCTTGCAGTTTGAGCTTTCGCCGTATAAACGGTTCTATCTGCACCGGGAATGTTAACCGCAGTGCCAAACGTAATGTTTAAACTTGCGTCAATAGATGCGACCTGCAACTTACGATTGGGGTTGTCGTAAACTATGCCAGTAATTGTGTTGTTTGATGAGTTATAGTCTACGTTATTATATTCTGTTAGAAACGGAGAGCTTTGAGACCCAAAAGGGCCAAAAGGCGAAATCAGAGAACTAATCGTTCCGTCTGAGTTCAAGCCTACGGGATGACCCGCTGTAATCGCGCCTGTAGCTGTAAACGTCTGTTCGCCGCCGCCTGATGCTTCTACCCAGCTAATGTCATCAGCACCAGCGGTCAGTACTGTACCCGTTGCGCCTTTGCTTAGTCTTGCTGTGGCTGCACTGCTATTACCGTAAATGATAGAGCCGCGAGGCACTGCATCTAACGTGTTTAGTTCAGCCGCCGTGCTGGTAACGCCAAGATTTGGTAAAGTTATACCTAAGTTTGTTCTTGATGTAGATGCACTTGCTACGTCCGACAAATTGTTTGCGGCAGATAAACCCCCATCAACAGTAAAGGATGTAAACGCTACAATCTCTATAATGTCATTAACCAAAGCAGCGGTAGCTAACACAACGTCAGAGCCGTTGATCGCGGTGTAATCGGCAGCAGCCAGCTTTACGCCGTTCATATATACATCCACAAAACCTACGCTATACCCGCTTGTAGCAAAGGTGGTCTGCCCTGCCGTAGCAGTAAAAGCCTGACGCTTCTGTGTAGCCTGCGGGACTGCGCCCGTGCCGATATATCCAGCCATTAGGTAATCTCCAAGACCGACAATATAGTATCTACGCCACTAGCTGTATCACATACAACTTTTACAACATCAGCAGCCTCTAAGATAATTTTACCATCCAGCACAGACAGTGCGCCCTGTGCAGGTATCGGAGCATCTTTTACTATGTAGTAATCTGTGCTGCTTCTAGTAATGTAAACACTAGCCTTTATCTGACTTGTCAGAATGTTAGCTAGGTTAATACCTACTGCCACCGTTTGTGTATTTGCAGCCACTGTAACAACGGTAGCCGCTGAAGTTCCCGTTGCACTAGCTAAGTAACTCTTGAATGTATTAGCCATCGTTTATCCTAACGCTATACTTAATGCCAAAACGTCACCAATTCCCGCTGGGGCAGACCCCGCTACAAACAGGCTTGGGACGCTTAGACCTGTGAACGCATCTGTCATTGCCGCAGAAGCGCCTGCGCCATCAGAAAATATAGCTTTAACCTGACCATTCGGGACGGTTATTGTCGCCCCTGATCCTTGCTTCACTATAATATTTTGACCACCAGTAGTAGAATTTTGCACAAACCATAGTTTACTAACTTGCGAAGGACCAATAGTAATCGTGCATGTAGAGTCTAAAGCTCCTGTGTATTTTAGGAACATAGACCTACCTTGCGCGGTAGCCCCGTCACTGAGAGTCGTAGTGTGTGTATCTGCGTTAGTAGCTATAGCCTCGGTGCCATACCCAAATGCTTCAGCAATAAGCTCTAGGTTTGTATTTGTAGTAGTACCCCAAGTACCAGATTGCTCACCATTGCCTATTTCTTCTAGCCGCAGGCCGTTCTCATATGTACTAGCCATGTTAGGCTCCTAAGCTAAGTTACAAGATTTATATCCCGCATGACGTTAAGACGCAATCTTTTTCCAGTTATCCTCGGCTACTGGCACTACAGGCGTCCAATTATTCGGTACACTAGGTAATTCTGGTGTCCAGTTTGCTGTGGAAGACGGATATATTTTAGTCCAAACCAGAGGAACCCCTACCTCGTTAATCCCTACAACCCCTGTAACGTAATACCTAAACGCCAACGATATTGCTTCAGGTGGTATAACCGCAGTGGTCCCCTGAACTCCTGTCGCATAGTATGAGAATGTTGTGGCTACACCATCATCTAGGCTTGTTGTACCTAAAACTCCTGTCGCGGGTATGTTCGCTGTAGAGGTAGTATTTACCACTTGCCCTGTCACAAGACCGTCAGCACTTAGGCTTGCTGCATCTACGTCACAGTCAACCCTAAAGTTAATATTGCCGTGTTGGGCATTCCAATTAAACCCTGCGACACTAACGTTAGCATCTGCTGAGAATGTAACATTATCAACAAAAACGTTGAACAACCGTGAAGTGCAGGTTGCTTTTGATTCCGCTGTTACCGTCAAACCACGCGCAGGTTCAGTTGTGCCATCACCTAAGATAACAGACCCGCTAAAAGTAGCAGAGTCAGGAATTATTTCAGTTACGTTTAGTTGGATGTTTCCAAGGCTAGATGTAACCAACTGAGATGTTACAGGAAGTACATTAACAGATTTAGCCGTTAGCCCACTTCCTAGTGTAAGAGTTATTTGGCTTTCACTAAAGTAGGTAGTGTCGCTTGGACTAGATATTACAACTCCGTCCGTAACAAACCTGCCTGAGTTAGTCGCATCAGTGTTATTTATAATTTGCGTAGCAGCTATCGGAGCGTCAAATGCGCCCAAAGCAAGAGTTAGATCGAAGTCGTGTTGTGGAGTGCTTATATTAGCCTGACCACCCATGCCGCTATGGTTCGTGCAGTAATAGTGCAGTGTGGGCGCACCACTAGCTACCACAATTTGCGTATACGCCCCAGCCTGACCGGGAGTTCCTGATGTTGTAACACCTGTAGTATACTCAGAACCACTGCCATGAGTGCCATTAGCTGTAGTGCTGAACCTGAGTGGATGAGAGCTATTGCTAGAATCAGATTGGTCAAACTTATAAGTTTTACCTTCGGAAAGACGTAGTGTGGGGGACACTGTGTAGTCGTACCCCGTTTGCATATAGAATTTGTTACCCGAACCGTAAGAGTTGGTGCCTGAATCCACTGTTACGGTGTAATCGAATACAGGGCTTCTAGCTGGGTAAGGGTATACGTTACTGTTGGCTGCTTCATTCGGCTCTGCTACGAGCCGTGCTTCTGCTGTATTTAGATGCCACTCTGGGTCAAAGGAACCAACCGTCCCTACGCTAAACCCATCAACGGTCATGGTCTTGGTGACAAAAACCTTACCATTAACGTCATGATCTGCTGTACCCTCTAGGGTTATATCTTCTAAAGAAACGGCTACGTTAAATCCTTGAACAGATAATGTAGCCGGGACGGAAAGTGCGCCATTCAAATTGAGCGTTAGCGACTGAGAATCACTATCTGGTATAATATATTTATACCCAACCAGAGCCGCGCCAACCTCTGTGTTTGTTTTATCTGTACCAAATGTATTGGTTGATAATGTCCCTACAAAGAAGCCTTTTTCTTCATCAAATCTTTGTAAGACTCTATATTTATCAACACCATGCATAGACCCCAGAAGTCTTTGCACAGACGCCGTTATCAGGCTTTCCCCAAAATATGTATCTGTGTTAGATGGGTCAAATGTATTTAACGTTTGAAACTGTCCAACTATGACACCTAAATAAGTAGAATCAGAGGCAGGAGGGAACTCAAGTGTTAATGACAGCGAATCACTTAAAGATGTTATGGTTGCTGCGTTACTGCTAATTGTTTCAGACGGCAAGTGGTATAGTTTTGGTGCCTGTAAGTAAGTAGTTCCACTGGCAGAGTTAAGGGTTATATCAGTAGTAGCAGGGTACGTGTATTCACCGTTTGATACAGGCGCGAAAGCATCCTGCGACACTATAGGTGCAGTGTTAATCTCTGATGTAACTTTAGTTTGAAACGACAGGTTTTTAGATATGGTTCTGCCTGAATCGTCTAAGTAAGTTGCTGACCCCGCCTCATCCCAGACGGGGGGTGAACCTAATCCGTCATAATTGCTAAGACTTGTATTAGTGTTTTTATCTCTCATGCCTAGCATGAGAACGTTATCCCAATCGTAGTTTGTACGGCCTTCTATACGAATCCAACCGTAAGTATTAGAGAAAACCATAGTTTCAGGTTTTCTTACTGGGTCAGTAGAAATAGTCGATGAAACTTTTACTGTAACCCCTGATGGAGAAAACGGGGCTAAAGAGGCTGTAACCTCTAAACCGTTGTTCATCCAATCAGGTGTAGTAATTCCTTCCCCAACACCAGCGATTGTAATAGGTGCAACACGGCCTTCATCTGCTAGAGTGGCAGATGCTATGGGTGCAAAGCCTAGCATCTAATTACAAGTGTAACGTCTGATGGGATTAGTGTTGGCTATAACGTAAAACTTAGTCCCGTCATCGTTAACAAAAATAGCCCTAGGATTATAGTTGGGTAGGTTGATGGTGACATTGTTATAAGAGGCTGTACTTAGATCAAACCCAGTGGTTAAATCGTACTCAAATACGTCATCTGTACTCCCGCCTGTCACATACATTTTTGTGCCTTGGGGATTAAAATGCAAGCCATACGGAGAAATCTCCTGACTACCTATGGAAAATCTAACATTGTTATAAGATGCTGTGCTTACATCATAGGCGGTACTCAAATCGTATTGATTAACGTGATCGCTGCTATAACCCACGACAAACATTCTAGTGCCATCGTTATTAAAGCGCACCTCTGCCGGATTAGCTTCTTGAGATACAACACTAAATTCTTTATTAGCATAAGATGCTGTGCTTAAATCATAAGCAGTAGTCAAACTATATTGATGCACTTTGTCAGATGATCGACCAACTACATACATATTATACCCGTCTGGACTAAAACACAGTCCAGTAGGATATGCTTCTTGACCAGAGATGGAAAGAGAAACATTAGTATAAGATGCTGTGCTTACATCATCTGCGGTGGACAGGTTATACTCATATACTGTATCGTTAGTTGCCCCTAAAACGAATAATTTCGTCCCAGAGGGGTTCATCCACATACCCTGCGGGTCACCGTCTTGCGACGAGATAGAAAAATCCTTACCCGTGTCATAAGTCATATTAGCAATATCGGGATTGGTGTAGAAAACGAGGTTGTATGCTGTAGACCTAGAGGTTGAGTGTATCCCGTCTGATGCCCTATACCTTAAAGTAAAACTTCCCTCATTAGACGTATTTGTTGATGGCGTTATAGTAAAGACATTGTTGCTTTGACTAATAGTTGCCTGTGTCTGATTTGATGGGTTAGTGTCATACGAGTACTCAATAGGAAACCCCTCTGGATCAGATGCAACAACTGTTTGAACTGTTGCAGTCCCATCTATCGCCAGTTTTACGGTTGTACTGGGCGGCTCTGTTGTCCAATCAGGTGTGGCGTTTGTATCTGTGTAGAACCTGTCCCACTCTGTACCATCATATATGTATAGGGACTTGGTATCTTCGGTCCAAGCTAGGTCTGTAGCACTGGGACTTGCTGGTAAAGCTGCATAGTTAGCTACGCTTACAATCCCACCAGAGGGGGAGCTAGGAACCCACGAGGCTGAGTTCGTGTCATAAGATAACACTTGACCGCCAGCAGGCGCAGTAGTCGATACATTATCTAAATCGGAAAGAACCTGCTTAACATCTTGGGCAAGCATAGTCAGAAACAAATTTGCGCTTGACGTAACATCAATAGCAGAATTGTTTGACTCAGAGGACACAGAAGGCCCACGGCTTATGCTATAAGTGGAACCAGATAATGTTACCGTGCCAGTGCCAGATTCATAAGAGTTGCCATCAATAATGGTGTAACGAACAACATCACCATTAGCCACAGAAGCATCTGCTAGGCTTTGAAAACCTGCTAAAGCAGTTCCGCAGGTAACACTACCTGTCCCAGTAGATGTTATTGCTACCTTTACACGGTTAAAGAACTTTGCCATTTAGACCGACCCTCATATTAAGCCAATCTTAGGATACTTGTAGTAGAACCTGCGGCTGGGAACTGGATTGTAAAATCACCTGCAGTAGCACTGACTGTACCGCCAAAGTCAAATATTGCTATTATGTTGTCTGTATCAGCCCCTGCAGGATGTTGTTGGTTGTATAGTATGCAACCGTCTGCCGTTACAGTGACGTTCTGGAACACTGCATCTTGAAGGTCTATAATAGCTACGCCGCTGACCAGCTTGGGATACGGTGTATTTGAAGCTCCTACATCGTCACTAGCAATATTAGCGGGTGCGCCAGTAGCGAATGTATTAAAGGTAGTGCCGCCACCACTGCCATCGTAGTTATTGCCTGTTGGCTGTTGACCCGCAGCGTTGAACGTAGTCCAGTTAGTAGTGGTAGAGTCAACAGTAGAAGAATTTTCTTTTATTAAAGAAACCCGCATTTGGTGAGCATCAAAATCGTGATTACCCTTTAAAAGCTCTAGTTTAAACTTTTCCGACAGCCCAGTGGTCACATTAGTCATATCTTAATTCCTTCTTGTTTTACGCTATGCGAATTAGCGCGTTGGAAGCGTCTGCTGTGGGCATGACCACCGTGAAGTCGCCTTGGTTAGCCGCTTTATCAACGCCAAAGTCTAAAACACAAACTGCAGGTGTGCCGCCCCCAGATACGGGAGCGTTATTATACAGAAGTGCGCCTCTGACGCCCGTTATAGTAACGTTGGAAAACGTCACATCACTAAAGTCAACCAGTGCGGTTGTCCCTATGGCTGCAGGGGTTACACTTGTCATAGAGTTACCCGCAGCAGTGTAGTTCGTCCCAGTAACTTCTCCCCCAGCCGCTGCAGACGCAGTATAACTTACCGTAGTAGCATCCAACGTTGCGCTGTCGGTAAACAAGGCTAATTTAAACACATTACTAGCAGTAGTAAAATTATGGACCCCTACCATAATTTCGGTCTTAAAAGAAGTACACATATAGTTGCCTGAGAATGCCATGCTACATTTTCCTTATATATTCTGCTAGCTTAGGTTGCCCAGCGTCCTTAATTGCGTTGTATACAGTAGTTCTGTCCGTTTTAATAGCCTCTTTCATATACAAGGCTATGACAGCTTCCATACTTTTTTTGTAGGCTATGGCCTGATCCCTAATGGCAGGCGGTGTACTGTCTGCAATGTTAAGTAACTTATCTGTGCATCTCTGCGCTACTTCTTCTGGCGTAAAACCACGATTGTTCGTAGTTGAAACAGATACATTACCTACTTTTATTTCAGGCAAATTAAGGTTCATCGTGCATCACCGTCCCTATAGCTATCTCCGTAAGATACCTCACGTTTGTTAGCGGCATCAAGTATAGACAACTGAGAAAGTGCAGAATTATACCTATCAAGATACTCCCGCATTACATCAGGATCACCTTTCATAAAAGTATAAGCCTCTACAAGGCATCCATATAGGAGGACTGTATCGGCGTTCTCACCTAACCAAGATGTGCTGCTAGTAACTATCGAAGGTGGTTCATAGTAATAGTGCAGTTCTACTACATAGTTAGCGTTAGGTGTTGGCCCTACTATAAAGTGTCCATGCTCCCCTGTGGCTACTAAATCACCATCAAACTGTCCATAATACTTAGGAGTTCCTTGTGTAGCAGCTATAGGGTACGCCTCTCTCATAAAGCTAGCTTCTTTCTCTAACAGGTAAGAGTAAGCGTTAGTAGTAGGGTCAACTATTGCTAGGGAAAAAACGGCCAAAAAGTCTGAAGGCCGTTCTAAGTATTGATTACCCTGCGCTAGTATGCCCGTACTATTGGACCTAACTTCAGGTATGGTAACAGTACGAAATATACGTTGCTCCGCTTGCTGAACAAACGTAGGGATCATAGAGACAAACGTTGCCTCTGTGTTCTCTGTATAGTCCTTTATTGCTTGCGTAAGCTCAGTATAATTCATCTAGTTTACCCGTTTTTGCGGAATTTTTGAGGTCGCGCTGCACCGCTACCGCGAGCAAGTGTACCACCACCCATCTTCTTCATAACTTTACCGCCAGCCTTCTTCTTGGTTACTTTACCGCCAGCCTTCTTCTTGGTTAAGCTAGCGCCAGCGCGACCAACCCGTTTTTTGTTAGGAGTAGGTCCACTGTCCATTTCATATAAGGTTTTGTGTGGGCGGTTATAGCCACTAGAACTAGCCTTTCCTGAAAGGTCCATAGGTATCATTTTAGCTTGTTTATCGCTACGAATACGTTTGCCGCCTTGGTGAGTATCCAAAGTATATTTTTTCTTAGCCGCGCTGTTGTCAGGTTTTTTACTGCCAACGCGCCCTCCGGGTTTCATCTTCATAGGGGGGCGTCCACGTTTACTTCCATATGTTCCGGGTCCACTTGGCATAATCTTATCCTATCTCTATAGTTACAGTTCCAACCTGTCCAGTTAAGCGGACAAGTTCATGGCCTACAGGGTTCCAACCCCAAAGCCCCCGTCCCGGCGCATAGTCCGGTCTAGGGTTAAAAAGGGACTGTGGGTCAACAACCCGAATACGCCCCAAGAAATTCTGTGGTTGATCTGGATCAACTACATCTTTACCAACACGGAAACCAGTTCTATGTCCGTCTTGAAATTCCCATACAAGGTCTTCTAGTGGGTATCTAAACCCCGTCCGGTCACATATACCGTATGCGTATTTACCAGACGCGTAGCTCATCTCATACCACCGTGAAAAGTTTGAAAGGGTACAAACATAGAAGATGCGCGATCTTGATCCTCATACGCGGCTAACTTAAACTGATATTCATATTCTTCTCTAAGAGGCACTGCTCTAGCCGCAGCTTCGGGTTTCTTCATAGCTACATGAAACGCTAGTCCTGATACGAGTGCAGGCACAAACCGTGGAGGTATGTTACTTGTTTCTCCCCCCACACCTGATGCAAGACCGTCAATACCCTTGAGGCGGAAGTATAGTAGTTGGTAAGCCTGTGTAGTATCCGGTGTAGGCCACAGTGTAAACTTTACTTCTGTGGGTAGCCGCTGCACATATATTTGCGTGGGCCGTCCTACAGTGTTCTTGTTAGTCTGCTGTGCGTATGTAGACACACTAACACGCTGCAATGCTGTGTCTACCTGACTTGTACCTGTACCAGTACGTAGTTGATGTTCAATAAGATCAATTGTGTCCGCAGGCATAGTATGTGTAGCCTGCCCCGCAACTAGACCAACTGTTCCAGAGTCAATAGTAAATAGGTTAAGACCCCTGTTCTGCCACTCTAGGGTTAATATGTTAAGGCTACGACGTATAGTACGTAAGTCATACCCTGTCTGCATCTGCAGGCCAGCACGTTCATAGGCTTCCTCAAACAACTCAGGTAGGTCAGGTACGACTGTAGCCATTATTTAGTCCTCTTCTTACCACTAGCAGTAGTAGACCATTTTACCCGCTTAGGCCCAGTTTTCTTTGTGGCCTCGGACTTAGTTATCTTAGACGCCACTTTCTTAGGGCGACAGGCGGGGTAGGGACGCTTGGACTTACCTTTAGCAGATTTACGTCCACAGGCTTTACCTGTCTTAACATCTCTCCAATCTTCGCCAAACCATTTGCCAAGACCGCCTTTACCCTTTTTTGGTGCTTTTGCCACGTTTAGCTACCTTGTTGTTGCCGCCTGACCAACCACCGCCCTTGGACTTGTACCATTTAGAAGCCCAAGCATTTGCATAAGCGGAAGGGTAGACCTTGAACTTAGCCTTGGCCGCAGACTTAGCTTTCGACCACAATGCTGCATTTGAAGGTTTTGCTTTAGACATATCGCCCCTTAGTTTTACCCCGCATGGCGCAGCCATCTATTTTGCCGCCACTACGCATTTTAAGGATACCACCTTTATTCATCATAGATGGTCTATCTAAGTTAGAAGGATCAGTCTTGCGTTTTTTATTTTTGTTTTTTTGAAACGCTTTAGAGTCTGCTAATAGCTTTTTCTCTTCCCGTTTATACTTTGTAACTGCATCTTCGTTTTTCATAATCTATCCTAACACTTCCAGCGTCTTCTAGCCTGTCGTAGACGGCTATTAGGGTTTTTTGCTGCTTTGGGAAACTGCTTCATCTGTCCAGCAGAACGAGCGCAGAACGACTTGCGCCGCTTGGCATCTTTACTGCCTTTTTTGACCTTACCCGTAACAGCGGTTTTTAACTTAGAGCCGGGATTTTTGCGCCTATAAGCAGCGACACCCGCCTTTGTCATCCCCGCCCCTGACTTAGTAGAGCGGAAATTCTTTTTGTTGCGCTTCGGCATTTCACCTTTTGACGCCATAGCGGTTTACTCTATTAATAAGGTTATTACATTGCCGCTACCTGTAAAGGCAGAGACAAAACAACCGTTATCGGCAAGTATACCATCATTAGGGATATACACATCATTCCAACCTGTAGGGAGTGTAAGGTCAAGTAGAACCTCCCCTGTGGCGCTACCACTACGTATGGTAAACGCACAAGCTGCGGCGGCATTAACTAAAACACCCTGCAACCTGCCCCGTGATGGTCCTACAAGTCCTGCACTAAAGCCTGACACAGACACATTGTAAGCTCTAACTTCTTGACCAGCCATGCTCTAGTCCTTTTTCTTAGAAGCAGCCTTCTTGGGTGCCTTTTTCTTAGCCAAGGCGGGTTTAGCAGCCGCTTTCTTGATTTCTGTACCATCAGGATTTAAACCCCGACAGGCGAGTTCTTCTTTAGAGGGTGGTGTAAACCTACTCATTATATGCCCTCTATGATGCTGCTATTGTGCCGCCTGTGTCAGAACGCTTCCAGTTTGTTCCGTCAGAGAAAGCTAAGATTGCTGCGCCTGCTGCACCATTTGAAACGAATACAAGAGTACCCGCGCCTGCTGTAGCAGCGGAAGGTGCGCTTGCGACTGTGTATGTTGGAACTTTAATATCGCCAACAAAACCAGCGGTTGAGGTCACTGGACCTGAAAATGTAGTGGAAGCCATTTTAGTACCCTTTGCATAAGGATTCGCCTTGTAGTCTATGCAACGTCAGGTGGGTAAATGTACCTGTCTACAAAGCTAATGTTATACCCGTTAGGTTAACCATATATCATGTATCTACAAAAAGAAAGGGGCAACCGAAGTCACCCCTCTCAAACTATCGTTAGTGCCTAAATTAGGCTCCGGGGGAACCGTAGATACCCAGCGGATCAGAGACACCAAACGAATAACGCTCACGCGCTTTATAGCGCACGTTACCTGTATCGAAGTCACCATCCATAGATGTTGTCATCGCGGTACGCTCAAAATGCTTCATGCCATTCGGAATATCAGTAGTGATAAAGAACGCATCTGCATCAGTCAGATAATGGTTAACCGTATAACCGCCCGGAATAGAACCGTTTGAGTTAAGAGCGTTAATGTCATTATCGGCTGTACCCACTCGGTTTGTGGTTTCCAGCAAGCGTGTTGCCACGAACATAAGACCTGTAGGAATGATGAGCTTGCGTGGACGCGCAGCGATAAGAAGACCACGTTCATCGACGTAGGCTGCAATATCAATTACTGCTTGCTCAAGCGAGGTTTCATTCAGGTCAGCAGCTACCGCAGGGCGGTTGCCGTTTGTAGCGCCCGATACTGTGGGGTGTGCAGTGTTGAACAGCGTAACGCCATCACCTGAGTTAAAGGTGGCGAAGCCTGTGTTCAGCAAATCCGCTGCCTTAACCTGCTTAGTATAAGCCATAGCGCGAGCTAGTGCTTTAGTGTAGCGGGTGGACAGTGAATCATACAGGTTATCTTCCATCGCTTCTTCAGTGATAGAGAAACCCATAGCCACAGTTTCATGATTGTAACGGGCAGTGAATGATTCCTGCGCGTTATCATACGAGATAGCAGCACCTTCAGCTTTAGTTGGCGCAGCGCCAAAACCTGAAAGTTTCACTTCCTCTTCAAAACTACGCTCCGAAGACTCGGTTTCGTAGATGGCTTCGTGTTCGTTTTCGTACTTGTCGTACTCTAAACCAAACAGGGCGTTAAGGCCCGGAAGAAGCTCTTTTAGCGCCTGTGCGCGAGAAATAGCCATTGATTATCTCCTTACAGGCCAAGACCAGCGGTGTACGCATGTGACGAAGGATTGAACTTAACAATCACATCGGTATATGCGTCACCCACGGTTGATCCGGGTGCGTCTACAAAATCTACAATCTTAAAAGCGATTGTGGCGGTGACAGCAGCAGTAGCTACGTCCAGAGAAATTCTGGAATTGCCGTTGGCTGTGTCAGGTGCGGTCTGATTAACAGCGCAGTTGCTGTGCATCAAAGTTTGCGCCACGGCAGCGTCAGCTTGGATTTGGAACAACGCGTTGGGGTCATCACAAATGTAAGCCTTAGCATCGGTAGCAACTTGACCTGCAGGCCACTGATTATTCTGAGTAAAACCCCGAAGTGAATCAGTGTACGAACAGCCAAGAAAGACGCCAACAGTCCCAGCAGGGAACGCAGCGGCGTTTGTGCCAACCTCAGTGACCTTTGTGATAGTGCCATTTGCGGCTACCTGCACAATGTCGCCGTTGGCGATAGCGGTATTGTACCCAGAAGTAATCGGTAACTGACGAGTTGATCCTGCAAAGGAACGACCCCCAATAGCGTTAATCGGGCGCAAACCGTATGGAGTAGATGTAAGAGCCATTTAAGTCTCTCCTCTATTACGATTTTATTTACAGTAAGCGCCAGAAGGCTACTTACCAAACGAGGTACGAGTAGACCGTTCAGAAGGCATTACGGGCATACGGGGGTCGGATTCCCGCATGAAATTCCTATCTACGGCGTCGGACTGATGTTGTGCAGTCTCCAACTGACCGTATTCTCGGTCTTCTTGCAATTCTTTAGGTATTGCACAGAGCAATAACCCGCCGACTTCAATATTGTCCTTAAAGCGCGAGTCAATATCGGACATAATCTGTAGTTCAGGATAGTCTTCTGCTTTCACAGCTACGTACCCATCTCGGAACCTTTGCGAAACATTGGTCATGTCACCTGTACCCAAGGTAGCTGTGCGAATCCAGCGAAACGCAAGTCCGTCACGCGGTTCGGGGGTAGGTAGCATAGAGGATCGCTTCCACGGTTTTCTGCGTTCACCTGTTTCACGAGTGTTCAAAGAGCGGGGTTTGCGATCAGCCATTGTTTAATTCCTTCAATTTTTGCGCCGCATAGTCTTTTAGTGATACTCCAAGCCGCTTGGCGATAGCAGCTTCAGAGGAGGTCAGTTTAACCGTGTTGCGTGATGTAGCAGTATTTCTACCACTCGGGGCCACCACGGAGCCAGCCTGACGTTGCGGTTTTCTGTCCTCTTCAACATCGTCAAACCTATCTGGATAACGTTGCCTCATGGCAACATCAATTCGACTATAGTATGTATCGGAAGAAGAATCAACTCCTTCTTCTACTAGCTCCTGATGCACAAGCATAGCATATCGCTCCATAGCCTTATCCTCAGTAAACCAAGGATTACGAGCTACCCATTCTTGCGCTTTTTTATCAGGCTCAGGTACATGAGGTTTAGGTGCAGGGGCAGGTTGTTCAGGTGCTTCGGCAGAACGAGGTTTCCAATTTTCGATGCGGTCAGCTTCGGTCTGTAGTTTAACCATAGCTGACTGTGCTTCGATAACCGCGTCAGAATCACCCGCATCATACGCCTGTTTATAAGCTGCTTTTGCCTGTGCAAGTTCAGACTCATTACGTGCTTTTGCCTGTGTAATGAGAACGCCCTCGCCCTCAGACAGGTTTTTACGTAGTTTATCAGCCTCACTTTTAGCATTTTGTGCGTACTGCACGGCAGCTTCGCGTTCACGTTCTGCTTCTTCTTTGCGTCTACGCTCTTCGTGAAACTCAAACTTTAGCTTTTTAATCCGTTTTTGTACGGACTCGCTATGTTTCTCAAGGTCATCATCTTCAGGAATATCAGCTTCTTCGCCTTTGGCTCGGCGTGGCCTACCTTTATCCTCTTCGGGAGTATCGTCTTCGATTTCTACAATAATGTCTTCGGACGAATCCATGTTGACTTCTACGGTGTCCGTATCTTCTACGGCTTGCTCTGCGCCACTCATGCTCTACTATACCCCCGTGGGTCTTCTACCACTGCTTCTACAGTGTCATCGTTGATAATACGAAACTCTTTACCCATCACTTTAAATCTAGTGCCTGAGTAAGAACGGAAGATTACAAAATCTCCCTCCTCACAGTAGGGTCCACTGGGGAACCGTTCTTTATCTGTGTAAGCCTCGGGTCCGGTTTTTATAACAAACCCAATTATAGATGCAGTCTCTTCCATAGATTTAAGAGCATCAGGCATGATAACACCGCCTTCTGTCTTTCCATCTAGTTCTGGGACTGCAATTAAGACTTTAAAGCCTTTGGGTTCGGGAAGTTTAGCTTGCAGTTCGCTATCTTCTACTTTGTTGGCCGCGTACATTTTAGTCTCCTAGCAGTGATTGAAGGCTCACAGCGCCCTAGCGTGGATCATCCACGTATTTTTTCCATACAACTAAAAGTTCTATGTATCAATATATCGTTGTTCAACTTCTTTGATTTCTGTAACTATGTTGCCCAACGCCTCGTACTCACCTACAAACTTCCAGTATTCCCTATCATTTGTAGCGCCACCACCTGCTAGATGGTGACGTATTGCGCTACGTTGTTCTTCTACACGGTTCAGCACCGTTAGGAATATGCTCTGCTCCACGTATTAGTCCCTATCGTTAATTTCTTTAGCTGCTTCCATAGCTAATTTAATGGCTGTAGTGTCTTCGTCTGCCTGCAGTTCAGCTACTTTTAGCTGTATGTTTGCTGCTGATTTTATATTCTCAGCCTCTAAACGGTCCTCCTGAACCCCAATGTTCGCCCGTTTATTCTCCATGTCCAGCTTTAGTTTAGCCTGATCCATCTGCATCTTGTGCTGCAGTTCCTGCTCTTTAATAGCCATCTCACGCTGCTGTAGCTGCGTCAAAGGGTCCGCCTGTTGTTTGGCGTTCTCTTCAGCGGCTACCTCGGCCTGATCCTTCTTGAGTAGCTGTCCTGCCGCCTGTGCGACCACCTTAGACAATTCAAGCTCTACAGACTCGGGCAGCGGCTCGTCCTGATTAGGTAGCTCTGTGCCTAGCTGTGCTTCGATCTCTTTGCGATACTGTAGTGCTATGTGTTCTGTAACGTGAGACTGCATAGCGGCTTGTATGGCCCCTGCAAACGGCGACTGACCTACAATCTGCTGTATCTTGGGGTCTTGTAGCGCCGCCATGTGAGTCATAATATGTGCTTCGTGATCTTGATACGAGAACGCTTTTACAGGCTCTTGCTTCATTATCGACATATTCTCAGACACAGGATCAGCAGGTTTGATATCATCAGGCAGTTTTATAATGTCTTCTGCGTCTGGAATACCCAGAACCTCAAGCATTTGACGGTGTAGTTTACCTAGATCATACAACTGTGGTGCCTGCTGCGACATTTGTAAGGCTGCTTGGTACTGCATAATACGCTGCGCCATAGTAGCGGCGTTAGGGTCAGACACGGGTACTACGTCTACACGTCCATCAAAGTCGGCTGCACGATCTGCAGGCTCGTCCATCTCATACGCGTACTCAGACGGCATATAATCATGCACGATACGTGCTAGGATACGTAGTTCTTCCTTCATAGCTGCATGTAGACGCGCTTGTACGCCCGACATGACCTTCATAGACCGTTCCATAAGCGCCAATGTAGTGCCCACAGGAGCCTGTGCGTTCATATCTCCTACCTGCATGTCCCCTACAGAGCCAATGCGCCGTCCTTCCTCAACCACGTTGTTTAAGAGGGTATACAACACCTGTGACGGCTCTTTATACGGTAGGAAGGTAATAGAATCCTTAATTGCCCCGCCCGGAACGTCAACATCCCTAAATTCTCCGGGCATCAGAGGTGTATTATCCCCTTTGATCCGCATACCACGGGATTTTAACCCTGCTGGTAGGTTAGATAGTGTCCCAGCGTCGATAAGCTGCCGCATAATGGACGTAGCGGACTTTGCCAGCCCACCTATAGTGTGAATTAAGCCTGTCCCGTAGAACCCCATCCCCGGCAGGTATGGATAATGTACAAAATGACTACGTTTCCGCCTCTTTTTGTCTTCTTCGTACCAATTTCTACGAATTGCTAGGATTGTACGTGAAGATTTATCCATAGTAATTACAAACGGAAGTGCCAGACCGTCAGGATCATCAAATGGTTCGGGTAGTAGGATATCTACATGCATTTCTAACAATGTGTGGCGTGGGTCATCACTGTAAACAGGCTCTGTCCCGTCCATTTCGTTGTATTTTTCTTCAATGTCCGTGATATCACGCGTTGGTTCCGGTAATTCTACGTCTGCGTAGAACCCATTTACCTGCAATGCGCGAATTTCTTCGTGAGTTTTCTTCATAACGTGTGTGTAGCGCGGACAAGTACGTAAATTAGACGCACCGTAGGACGCTACAAAGTCTTCAGCAGGTACGAATACAGACACAGGGCGTTCTAAGATCGGGTCGTAGTAAATTTTCTTAAACGCAGAGCCAGCCAACGGAAGTTTGAACAGCATCTGCTCCATTTCGTCCCTGTAGTCGGGCATTTCTTCCGTTATAAGGTAATTAAGTTCTGTCTCTACACGTTTAGATTGCTTTAATTTCTCAGGTGTCATCTTACCGATGATTTTTGACTTAACAGGGCCAGATGCAGGCATAAGTTCACTCATAGCCTGCGCTTGGAACCGTACTACAGCCTCGGTG